GAACAGGTAGTAACCCCTGACGATAAACTGGTCATTGCTCCAGAACCTAGAGTCCCTCCGCTTCCTACTGTGGTTTGTCCACCAAGATGAGGTAATGCTGCTATTCCTGACGATGGTGTTATTGCTGATGGTGTTACGTCACCCATTGTCACCGCTTCTGTAAGAGAAAAAGCTGACCCTGCTGTTGTTACGGCTTTATCAGTTTGAATCATAGCTGGCACTCCAGCAGTTAAACTTCCAATATTTAATCCACCGATAGCATTGGAGGTGGTTGATCCTCCTGACGTCACCGATGGTGTGATGTTATTACCGCTTATACTATATGTAGTGCCTAACTTATTAGTAACACTATATGGCATATCTACACTTATCTGTGCAGATGTTGTGAACTTTTGCGTTATATCAGCGTAAACTGGTGCTGATATTAAAAATAAGAAAGGAATTAATTTTTTCATTGTTTGTTGTCTTTTTTGTCTACAACTTCCGCACCAAGAATCTTGATGGGTGTTTCTATTCTAATTGTTTGATAACCTCCTGACTGTGTAGCTAATAACGCCTCTACTTCTTTCTTATTTAGTGGTTTATCTTCTGGCTTATAAGTACCATCACCACGTTTCTTAGCACCTTCAAGACCGAAACTAGCTAACGCACCAGTTAGAAGAGAAGCAGGAAAAGTTATATCTTTGGGTTCGTTGCTATAGCCTGGGATTGAAATGTAGTTTAGAGAAACTATAAAGCCACTCCATGCAACAACGACAAGCCTTACTACGACTGAGATAAAGGCTAATTGCTCATCTTTATCGTTAATGCTTTCTTTGAGTTTTTGAAAAGGATTTTTCTTTTTAGGTTCTTCCATACACTTTTTTTCTGTCATAATAGGCATAAATAGAGGATTTGGAAAGTGATAGAACTAACAGCAGCATTGGGAGGAGCTTTATTAACAGCTTGCTTTGTCTCAGTTGGCTCAATTTCTTATAGAGGAAGACAATCAAGAGATGATCTCGTAAGAAATACAACTGCCGTTGAATTACTTTCAGATAAAATCGAAATTATGCACGATGATATGAGAGAAATTTTTCATAGATTAAAAGAAGTAGAACTTGCTGTAGTTGAATTAAAGCCTAGAAAATAAAAAGCCCTACTTGGGGAGAATAGGGCTTATTGACTTCTTTAAGGAGTCAAGCCAAAATTAGCAAATAAGTACATAATGTAAAGAGTATCATTATTTTTTATGGTTGCCCTATTAAAACCAATCCTTCTCACCTTTCTTAGATCTAAAGCAATTCGTCAACTTGCTTTGGACCTTGTTCGTGCTTGTGTTGAGAAAACAGACAATGATGTTGATGATAAATTATGCGATATGTTGGAGAAAGCACTCTTCCCAGGTAAATGAACCATAAAGAGTTTTTCAATGTTCTTATAGGCAATCCACCACCAGAAATAGAACTTGAAATAGAAATAAAAAAAAGAGAGGTACAGGAATTACCAAACTTTGTAATGAAAGAATATTGTCTTAATTTAGTAAAAGAAAATAAATTACAAGATTTGTTAATCGTAGCTGCTATTCAACGTATTTCGGAAACTGAAACGAAGTTACTAAAATATGAGATGGCTTACCATCACTACACAAAAAATCTAAAACCAAAAAAGAAATATAAGAAAAAGAAAAGTTTATTCGACAGATTCAAGGCTATGTTGAGCGTGTTCAGATGATCTGTCATCACTCCATAACACCTTGTAGTAATACATTTTATTACCTAAACTGTTTTCTCTTTCAATGATTTCAGTAATGTTGCCATATCTTTTAGAATATTTATTAGCTATAACAGAATAATTTTTTCTTGTTACACGCTCATTAACTTTAAATCGCTGACCTATTAGGTTATTAGGCATAATTTGTTAAAAAAAGGTATATTAGTTTCAACCAACATCTTACATATGGAAAAAGCAAATAAGATAGAACTATTAGAAAATCTTCAAACAGTTCTTATAAAAGAATTATTGGAGAGAATAAATTGTGGAGAAGCAAAACCAGGTGATTTAAACGTAGCAAGACAACTTCTTAAAGATAATGGCATAGAGTGCATACCAACAGAAAAGAATCCTATGGAAGATCTTATGTCAAACTTACCAGATTTAGACGTAATACCTGTTATAGAACGATAAGGTGCAACCATTACCTGAAAAATTACAAGACTTTAGATACTTTCTAATCATAACTTGGCGTCATCTTAACCTACCTGACCCTACACCAGTTCAATTAGACATTGCTGAGTATTTACAGCATGGACCTCGCAGAAAGATCATACAAGCCTTTAGAGGCGTAGGTAAGAGTTGGATAACTTCTACCTATGTTGTGTGGAAACTACGGATGAATCCACAACTAAAGTTTCTTGTTGTCTCTGCAAGTAAGGATAGAGCCGATAATTTCTCTACCTTTACCATGCGTCTTATAAACGAGATGCCAATATTAGCTCCATTACGCCCAGATGACTCTCAAAGGAACAGTAAAATAAGTTTTGATGTTGGACCTGCACACGCTGACCACGCTCCTTCAGTAAAATCTCAAGGTGTTTTAGGACAAATGGCTGGTAGTAGAGCAGATGAGGTAATTGCAGATGACGTAGAAGTACCAAATAACAGCTTTACCCAACCAATGAGAGACAAACTTAGTGAAGCTGTTAAAGAATTTGATGCAATTTTAAAACCTAACGGCAAAATTACCTTTCTCGGCACACCACAAACTGAACAATCCTTATATCTAACCCTAGAAGAACGTGGATATACGACTCGTATTTGGACTGCACGTTATCCAGACCTTAAAAATAACTACGGAGATAGATTAGCTCCTAAATTAGCTGAGAAGCTTGCAGAAGAGCTTGTAAAGCCTAAAGATCCTGTTGACCCAGAAAGATTCTCTTCCATAGATCTAATGGAACGTGAGGCTTCCTATGGCCGTTCTGGGTTCTCTCTACAGTTTATGCTAGACACTAGCCTATCTGACCAGGATAGATACCCTTTAAAACTATCAGACCTAATAATATCTTCAGTTAACCCTGATCATGCTCCAGAAAAAGTAATCTGGTCTTCCTCTCCCGAATATGTCATCAAGGAATTACCCTGTGTAGGGTTTAACGGAGACCATTTCTATCGACCTGCACAACAATTTGGTGATTGGATTGAATATACAGGCTCTGTTATGTTCGTTGACCCCTCTGGTAAGGGTAAAGACGCTACAGGTTACGCTGTAGTCAAAATGTTAAATGGTAATCTATACGTTCCTGACGCAGGGGGACTAAATGGTGGGTACTCTGACGCTGTTTTAACAACATTATCTAAAATAGCCAAGACAAATAAAGTAAATACTATCCTCGTAGAATCCAATATGGGCGGTGGTATGTTCGCTGAACTCCTAAAACCTTTCCTTATGAGGTATCATCCTTGCGAAGTACAAGACGTTAGAAACAATAAAACCAAAGAATTACGTATAATAGACACCCTAGAACCTGTTATGAACTCCCACAGACTAATAATCGACAAAAAAGTAGTAGAAAAAGACTATAGATCTAACCCTAACGAAGCTCCAGAAAGAAAACTAAAACTTCAACTCTTCTATCAAATGTCTCGTATAACTAAACACAGAGGCTCTCTCGTACACGATGACATCTTAGATGCCTTATCAGGAGCAGTTGCCTATTGGACTGAATATATGTCTGCTGATGAAGATAGAAATATAAGATCTCGTAAAGATGAATTACTAGCTATTCACCTTGATAACTGGGGATCTTCTCTTAATAACACCATCACTCAATCTGCATTAGGTATGACCCCTCAACAGATAAGCAATTCTAATACCCCCTCCGATGGTTTTATAAGTAATTCTTATTAGGTACTACTCTTGGATAAACTTGGGGGGGACTATAGGGGGGGTCGTTAGGTTCTATCCACAGATCCCAAAGAATTTTATATAGTCACAGAATCCCACACAGAATAACATCCTTCAGCTTCCTACCCTAGAATATATTTATAAGATTCCCTCTAGAACATCTCTGGGCAGTTCTTTAGAGATCTTATAAATTATCTATAGGTTATCTCTAAGTAACCTATAGATATACCTAAAACTTTTTGACCCAAAAATTTGAATGGTTAATAAACGCATGGCGTTTTTCATTTTTACCCATGCCCTAAGAGATTTTCTCTGTAAATCCTTAGTATTCTCATAGTTTTATCTAGTAGTACTGTCCTAGAGACAGCACCACAACACAGATAGGCACAGGGTTCTTGAGTCTATTAATAAAGTTTTGGACATAATTGGACAAAGAACTGGACAGGGAGGGGAGTCTGTGGGCTATTTGTTACAGATTGTTAAGTTTATTTGTATTTATTATTCATCGGTGGCCACCTCTTATTTCTCTAAGCTATCCTATATATAGGACTATCTTACAAATAGTTCTAGCCCAGTAACTAATTAATCAAATGATTACTTCAACAAAAGAAAATCATGCTTTAACTAATTGTATGAATCAGCTTGAATCTATCAAAGAAAATTATAGAAACTATAAAGAAGCTGAGAGTAATGATGACTACAAGGCCCAAGATGAGATAAGAGAAAGCGTTTTAAATAGTGCTTTATCTGTTGAATTTAGAGGTGGTTGGTATTCATCGCCTGAATCTATAGCAGATTTAAAGCCTGAAGAATTTAAAATACTACTTTCTTGGGGTGGGCCTGCGTGTCGGGTTATAGGCGACTTAGACCAATACAACCAGCCTACAGATATTGAAATTCAATATCAAGATTGGGGGACCTCTTGGGAAAATTTACAACTTAATCCACACTACGCAGGGTTAAACGTCAACATAACAGATGACATAGAAGCTCTTGAATGGTTCTGTAGTTGTTTCTACTTTGGGGAATAACTTAGACAATCCCTTAAAGGGCCTACGGGCCTTTTAAAGGGTTCTCTTAACAAGTGAACCTTAACCGCCCAGTTATTAATTATTAATTATGTCTAATTCTTTTAATTCTGTTGCTAGAAAGCACCAGTTAAGAATAGCTAAACAAACAATAAAGAATCCTCACCTGGCTTTGTTAGGTGGGATGTCTTTAGAGCAAGCCCAGGAAGTAGTTAAGAGGTCTAAAAAATGACCTCTAACAAATACAACTATGAGGCAGAATTAAAAGCTGCTAAGCGTGCCGAAATAGAGCGTATCTGGTTTAACCAGGAAGCAACTAATAAGGAATTATTAAAGGCTTATAAAGCTCTTGATATTAAAAAAGAAAAATTTGAAGACAATCTTGAGCTATTAGATTTTCCAGAAGAAAATTCAATAGGTTGGAGTATAGCTGAAGATATGACAGAGGAGGACTTATGACTTTTTTAATTGCTTGGGTATGTTTAACAGTTCTATATCATACCTTTAACAATAAGCCTAGGTTTAACTAGGCTTTTTTCTTTATTTTTCTTATTGCTGTTGGTATGGGAATTATTTATGGCCCTATATTATTCGTGGCCCGATTTTTTAATGCACCCTTTGAAAATTTTTTAAATTGAATTTTCAATGGGTTCTTTATGAACCTAAGTCCCAGTTATTTTTTTATTATGAAACTAAGTTTTAACCAAAGTTTCCCTATCGAATATTTAAAAGGATCTTGTATCTTTTTAAATGATGAAGATGAGGGGAGATATATAAAAGAGGTGTGTGTAGACCTTGCAAGACATTCCATTATCTTAATTGATGATGATGGTAATGGAATGTATTGGGAGTCTTTACGCAATGCGTCTATCCAATTCCAGGGGGGTAGATAAGTGAGTGAGTATCCTTACACGCTAGATAGTATCGCTAGTCATTTAAAAGTTTTATCCAAAGAGTTAGCAAAACTTATGGATATTAGCGAATATGACGCCTGGACTATCCTTATGGATAAGTTAGAGACCAAGTATCAAGGAGAAATTAAATGATTAAATGTCCTAAATGTGGTAGCACTTCTACTGAGGTGAATACAACAAGACCTAGACAAGCTGTTTATATATGGCGGTCTAGAACTTGTAAAGATTGTGGTAAAACTTTTAGTACAAGAGAGTATGCCCTCTATGATTTAGATGCCCTAATTAATAATGATGGCTTGGGTCAAGACTTAGCTGCTGATCAAGTCGATGAAATTGTAGAGGATTTAACTAATGGGTGAAATCGTTAACTTAACTAAATACAGATATGATCGCAATAAGGCGATTGATGAACGTATTAAGTATGCAGAAGAAAGAATTGATGAGCTACATTTATTGATTCGCAATTGGAAGTTGTTGAAATATGAGTAAACAACAACAAGTAGAACAGGAAATGTGTGGTCGTGGTTACGACTTACGACAGAGAAAAGTTCAACTAAATATATCTAGGGGAAAAGAATCTGAGAATGATTATGCCAGGAGCATGATCATTGCAGGTCTATTACCTTTATCAGAAAAGATACAGCAGTTTATTGATAGGTCTTGGAGAGGTACACCAGGACCAAAGGCAATAGCTGCTGTTAAATTATCTCAGTTCCCAGATATAGACGTTGTTAGCTTCATTGCTTTTAAGGCGATAATAGATTGTGCTTCACAAGTAAAGACGGCCACTCAAACAGCCTTACAAATAGGTCATCTGCTAGAAGATGAACTTAGATTTAGTGTCTTTGAACAGGAAGATGAGAAACATTTTACTGCTGTAAGAAAACATATAACTGATACAACTCACCCAAGATACAGAAGAAATATGATGATGGGTCACATGAGAAAGAAAGGTTTTGCTTTTCAATCATGGGCCAAGGAAGATAAGTTACGAATTGGAATGAAACTTATTGATCTAATGATTCATTCTGTTGGAATGATCAAGTTATCTACTAGGGGATATAACAATAAAACAAAAGCCTATATTGATTTTACTGAGGGGGCTATGGCATGGATAAAAAGACAGAGAAGCAATAGGCTAGCTGCCTATCCTATCTATATGCCCTGTCTGGAGAAGCCTAGAGATTGGATAAGTGTTACTGATGGTGGTTTCTATACTAAAAGATTAAGACACGTTAAAGCTATTAAATCTAAAGATCTTGACTACGCCAGAGAAGTAGAAGAAAGAAAACCAATAGCATTTTTTCAAGCCCTAAATTCTCTACAGGATACGAAGTGGGAAGTAAATCAAGATATTCTTGATATTGCTCAAAGCTGTTGGGATAGAGGTATAGAAATAGGTTGTTTGATTGATGCTGAAACATTACCTTTACCGCCTAAACCACATGATATAGATACGAACGAAGATGCAAGACTTAAGTATAGAAAAGAAGCTAGTATTATCCACGACCAAAATGCCCATGACCGAGCTAAAAGATTTCAATGCCTATCTTTATTAGATACAGCTTTATATTACAAAGACGAAACCTTTTACCACGTTTATCAGGCAGACTTTACAGGTCGTATCTATCCAGTAGCAGCTACCTTTAATCCGCAAGGTAATGATCTTGCTAGGGCCTTGCATAGATTTGCTGAAGGCAAGCCTGTAAAGAATGAAAAGGCTAAGGATTGGTTAGGTATAGCAGGTGCTAATCATTGGGGAATGAGTAAGTGTAGCTATGAAGAACGTATTGAATGGTCTAATACTGAAGGTGCAGTATTAGCAAATCAAATAGCAACTAATCCAGAATCGACTATCAACCTATGGGGTAAAGCAGAAGAACCTTTCCAATTTCTTGCCTGGTGTTTTGAATGGCATAAGTTTATGAATGAAGGTTATGGGTATATAAGTAAACATCCTGTCTTACTTGATGGTAGTAACAATGGCTATCAACACTTTGCAGCTATGACTTGTGATGATGATCTTGCAGCTAAAGTAAATCTTATTAACTTTGATGGCATACAAGATTTATACGATGAAGTAAGAACAGAACTTATAGAAGAATTAGCAATGGGTGATGAACAGTTAGCAATAGATTGGTATTCCCATGCAAATCTTATAACTAGAAGGATGGTAAAGAAACCAATAATGATGATTCCTTATAGTGGAACTTTGTTCGGTATAAGTAATGCAATAAAAGATTACATATATAAATACAATTTAGATTTGTCCTGGGAAAAAGATAGCTTCAGTCATAACTATTTTCTTGCTAAAAAAATAATATCTATTGTTAATAAAGTTTGTCCTAAGTCTGCAATAGTAATGCAATATTTAACAGACGTTGCTAAATGTTTTAGTAATGAGAATAAAGTTATGAAGTGGAATACACCATCTAAGTTTTATATTAATCAGAATTATTTCAGGCTTAATAGTAAACAAATAAAGACTAAGATAGGGACTAGCACTGTAAAGTTGTCACTTACTACTAACACAGAAGAGATCGACAGAAGAAAGACAAATCAATCTTTTGCTGCTAATTTTGTTCATAGTTTAGATGCTGCTAATGTACATTTAGCATTACAAAAAAGTAAACAAAAAGGTCTTAGTAATTTTACAACCATCCATGATTGTTTCGGTTCGACTGCTGCTGATATAGAAGAATTTATTTCTTGTGTGAAAGAATCTTTTGTTGAAATGTACACCGATAATATTCTTGATAATTTATATGATCAATCAGTACAGCAGTTAGATAAACCAAATAAATTACCAACACCACCAGATCTAGGTGATTTTAATATCTGTGAAGTTTTGTTAGCACCATATGTGTTTAGTTAACAATAAAAGATGACAGATGGACAAAGTACGATACGATCAGAGATACATCCAACATGGATGCATTTAAAAGAAAACTCTAACTGAAATTTCCAAATGATTAAATCAGAAATTTTAAACATTACAACACCAGTATGTCTATTTCAATTTGCATGGTTAGTAGAACCTGATACTAAGTTTGATGCCTCTGGTATATGGCAGGTTGAATGTCTTATTGAGCCAGAGAAATCTCAAGAGATAGAAGAACAACTTAGTGGTCTACTAGAAAGATGGAAGACCCAACTAAAGATTGCAAACCCAAATAAAAAGTACAAGCTTGCACAGCTACCTTTTGGTTTTGAAGAGATTGATGGCAAACAATACTTTAGAGTAAAAACCAAAATGAAAGGTGGTGGAGTAAGAGCAGACGGCACTCAATGGAAACAAAGACCACCTGTTCTATTCAATGCCGATGGTTCTCCTATGTCAGAAGAGCAGAAGGAAAAGGTAAACAAGTGTGGCCCAGGTACTACAGGTCAAGTCAACATGAGATGTAGTGGTTGGGAAAATCCTAGCTTTGGAGTTGGTATTAAGATTCAACCAGAAGCTGTGATTATTCATAATCATGTCGAGTACACTAAAACAGCAGTAGGCTATGGCTTTGAAACCGAGGAAGCAGTCGCAGAAGAGAAACCCAAGAAGAAGGCAGGGTTTGAAACAGTCGGGGCAGACGAGTTTTAGAAGCAAGTTTGAAGCTGCGATAGCAGCTACATTACAAGCAAATAAAGTTCCTTATACTTATGAAACACTTGATGTTAGCTACCAAATCAGTTGCGTTTATAAGCCTGATTTCATCCTTAACAACGGCATCTGTATTGAAACTAAGGGCTTCTTCTCGAAAGAAGACAGAAGAAAACATATTGCGATTAAGACGCAACGACCCGAATTAGATATACGATTCTGTTTTCAAAACAGTAAAGCAAAACTGAGTCGTGGCAAAAGAAGTTTAACCTATGGTGCTTGGGCAACTAAGCATGGTTTTCTCTGGAGTCATGGCTCTATTCCTAGAGATTGGTATGAAGAGCAGCAGCAATTATGTAAGGAAAGAACCATGCCCTGAGTGTGGTAGTAAGGACAACCTTGCCATCTATGATGATGGTCATGGTTACTGTTTTGGTTGTGGCTACACGCAGCAACCAGAAAAAGATAAACCCAGAAAGTCTTTTGTTAAACCAGTGAAGAAACCATTACTTAAATTTGTCAACCCAAAAGCATTACCTAAACGTAATATCACACAAGAAACTTGTGAACTATTTAACTATGGAATCTCAGAACATAATGGGCAGCCAGTACAAGTTGCTACCTATGAAGACAAGTTAGGTAGACAATCAGCACAACATATAAGATTTCAAAACAAAAAATTTATTTGGCTAGGAGATGTCAGCGATCTACAACTATGGGGTCAACGATTATGGCGTCAACATAATACAGGTAATATGTTCGTTACCATCACAGAAGGGGAGATAGATTGTATGTCTGTCTCACAAGTGCAAGGTAATAAATATCCTGTAGTAAGTTTGCCTTCGGGATCACAGTCGGCTAACAAATATATAGCTGCAAATTTAAAATGGTTATCCCAATTTGTACGAATAGTTCTCTGTTTTGACAGTGACGAGCCTGGCATGGCTGCTGCCGAAAAAGCAATTAAAATCTTACCTCCTGGTAAGGCAGCTATATGTAGACTCCCAAGAAAAGATGCTAATGAAATGCTCATCTCAGGAGAAGGGGAAGAACTTAGAGATCTTTTATGGAAAGCAACACCTGTTAGACCAGATGGAATACTTAATGCCTCTAACCTTTGGGAAGAATTAACAAAGAAAGGTACAAGTAGTGTTTGTCCTTTCCCTTACCCGATGTTAGATCAGTTTACAAAAGGCTTTCGTAAAAGCCAGATGATAACAATAGCAGCAGGTAGTGGTACAGGTAAGTCAACTATCTGTAGAGAATTAGCACATCACTTTCTTAAAAACAAATTAACAGTTGGTTATATAGCTCTTGAAGAAAGTGTACAAAGAACAATGCAAGGAATACTTGGTGTAGAAATGAATAGACCTTTACATCTTGAAGAGAATTTAGAAGAAACAGAAGGATTGAAACAATCTTTTGACAGGTTGTTTGGTACAGAAAAACTATTCTTATATGATCACTTTGGATCTATGGACCCTGACAGGTTAATAGAACAGATCACCTACCTTGCAACAGCAGAAGGTGTAGACGTAGTGATACTAGATCATCTGACAATAGTAGTTTCTGGTATAGATAATGTAGATGAAAGACGTGCTATTGATATTGCGTGTACAAAATTAAGACAGGTCGTTGAATCTACTGGTATAGGTTTAATTCTTGTCAGTCATTTAAGAAGACCTCCTGGACTTTCGCACGAACAAGGACAAACTGTAAGTACCTCTGATTTGAGAGGAAGTTCTGGAATATTGCAGCTATCAGATCTTTGTATTAGTGCCGAAAGAAATCAGCAGTCGGAAAGTTATGCAGAGAGAGCAGAGTTACAGTTAAGAGTATTGAAGAATAGACACACAGGAATGACAGGACCAGTAGATAAATTATTGTATGACGAAAAGACAGGAAGACTTGTAGTACCTATGTCCACTTACTTCGGGAACTAATGACTTTATTAATTGACGCTGATTGGCTTATCTATTCCTCATGCTGTGCTTGTGAACAAGACATCAAGTGGAATGATAACTTACATACTCTTCATGCTGATGAAAGAGATGTCCATGAAATGATAGATGGTAGAGTCTCTTACTATCAAACTATTGCTGAAAATGATAAAGATGTTGTCATGTGTTTTACCCAATATCCAACATTTAGACATACGATCTATCCAGAATACAAAGCCAATAGAAAAAACAAAAGAAAACCTCTTGGTCTTGGTAAGATTATTGAACAGGTAAGAGAAAGATATGAATCAAAAAGTTTTGATGGGCTTGAAGGTGATGATGTTATGGCTTTGCTTGCAACATCTAAACAATACGACAACCCAATAATAGTTTCAGTCGATAAAGATATGAGATCTGTACCTTGTACCCTACTGGCAGGTGATGATTTAGAACTAATAACTAAACGTAAAGCTGATAGACATTGGATGATACAAGCTCTTACAGGAGACAGTACAGATAACTACTTTGGTATAGATAAAGTAGGACCAGTAACAGCAGAGAAAATATTAGGAGAAGCTAAAACACTTGAGCAGATGTGGGAAAAGGTAGTAGCTGCTTATGAAAAAAAGAAATATAACTTTGCTGATGCTGTTCTTAATGCACAGCTTGCAAGAATACTGAGAGATGGAGATTTTGATTACAATACAGGAGAAATATCTCTTTGGACTCCATAAAAAAACACCTGCAAGTAGCATTGCAAGTGTTTTTCCGAGTTGCTTGGATAAGCATATTCACCTTACCACATAAAATTTAACCTGCTATACTTTATTATCAAAAGTGAACTACAATACATATAAATCGTTTTAGTCATGTCATCTGAAAAACTCCCAGTTATTACAGATGAATTGATTTTTGCCTTAGATCAAATCTTTCCACATCGTCATCCTGATTTATCTTTATCTGATAGAGAAGTATGGTATAAAGCAGGGCAAAGGTTTGTTGTCGATTATCTTATTGAACAACAAGCAAGGCAAAAAGAAACTATGCTCACAGAATCAGTCTTGGAGAATTAACAATGTGTTTGTTTAGTCCACCGAAACCACCAGCACTACCTAAAGCAGAACCTGCAGATTCAGCTATCGAAGATACTGCTGATAAAGTTGTCATTGGTGATGATAGAACAACTACAAAACCGAAGACCAAACTAAAAACAAAAACAAAACCAAAGCCAAAACGTCTTGGGACATCATCTCTACAAATACCTCTAAACCCTGGCGTACAATCTGGGAATTTAAATTACCCTGTATAAAATGGAGTATTCAACACAAGGACAAACTGCTGCTGGTAGATATGCACAACTACAAAGTGCAAGATCTACCTTTGACAGAGAAGCAAAAGAATCATCAAAGCTAACCATACCTAGTCTTATCCCTGAGAGTACAACAGGTACAAGAGCAAAGATAAAAACTCCTTTCCAAGCTGTAGGTGCTAGAGGTGTGAACAGTCTTGCATCTAAACTTTTATTTGCATTGCTTCCTCCATCAACAGCTTTCTTTAAATTAAGTATTGATAGTCTTGAACTGCTAAAACAAGGACAGGAAGGATTAGAAACAGAAATAGATAAAGGATTGCGAACAATAGAAACAGCTTTAATGAATGAGATAGAAGTTTCTAACGATAGAGTCGCAATGTTTGAAGCATTAAAACATCTGATCGTTGGAGGAAATGTTCTTCTCTATCTCACCGATGATGGACTGAAGGTATATCCACTATCAAAGTTTGTATGTAAAAGAGATGCTGTTGGTAATGTATTAGAAATTATTACACAGGAATCAATACACCCTAACGCATTGCCATCAGAGTTCTTAGAACAGATTAAGAAGAAAGATAACTATGATGAGAAGGCAATGGATAGTGATATTGATATATATACATATATCACTAGAGTTGATGATGACTTTATATGGTATCAAGAATGTAAAGGGGAAAAGATACCAGGTACTGATGGAAGATCAAAGGTAGATGTATCACCCTGGATTACTCTTAGGTTTGTAAGAATTGATGGAGAAGATTATGGAAGAGGATATGTAGAAGAATATAGAGGAGACTTAATTAGTTTAGAAGCTTTGATGCAAGCGATCATAGAAGGTGCAGCAGCATCAGCTAAGACTATATTCCTTGTTAATCCCAATGGTGTGACAAGAGCAGCAACACTAGCTAAAGCTCCTAATGGTGCAATAAGAGAAGGTAATGCAGCAGATATTTCTGTTATGCAAGTAGGTAAGGGTTCAGACTTCCAAGTATCTTTCTCTGCTATACAACGAATTGAATCAAGACTTGAATATGCCTTCCTTATGGCAAGGTCCGTTCAAAGAGATGCAGAAAGAGTAACAGCAGCAGAAGTTACCATGATGGCTAATGAACTAGAAAACTCTTTAGGTGGTATCTATTCAATACTGACACAAGAGTTTCAGCTACCATATCTAAAACGTAGGATGCATATGCTTGTACGTTCTGGTAAAGCTCCTAAGTTACCTGAGAAATTAGTGAAACCTAAAATTGTAACAGGTGTTCAAGGTCTTGGTAGAGGTAATGATCGTAATAAACTTATTGAGTTTATCGGCACAGTAGCTCAAGCTTTAGGTCCAGATATAATGAGACAGTACATGAATGTAGATGAAGCAATAAAACGATTAGCAAATTCTATTGGTATAGATACTGCTAACCTAGTAAAGACACAGGAAGAGATACAGGCTGAGATGCAAGCGATGCAACAGCAGCAGCTTATACAACATCTCGGACCTGCTGCTCTAGGATCACCTTTATTAGATCCTAAAAATAATGCTCAAGCACAACAACTAACGGAGGAAACTAATGCCAACCAAGAAGCCTAATCCAGCACCAAAAGCACCTGAGACAGAACCAGCAAAAGCTGTTGTCAGTAAACTAGGTGTTAATGATGAACCTAAAGCTACAGGTCCAAGAGTGGTCGAAACTAAAAATGGTCGTACAATGACTTATAACTAATTAAATTTTATGACTTCATCCCAGGTAAACGTCACAGAGACACCACCAATGTCTCAGCAAGATTTAGAAACTCTTGCTAAAAATGAAACTGATGAGAACGGCCTTATACTTGGAAAGTTTAAATCAGTAGAAGACCTAGCTGCCAGCTATAAAGAATTAGAAGGTAAGCTAGGACAATCAACAAAAGAAGATCAACCAGAAAAAACAGAAGAGCAGACAGAATCAAACGATACTGAATTTAATGCTAAAGAATTTTATGGTGATGGTCTTGCAAATATATTGGAAGAAGTTGGTATTGATGCTCAAGACATTTCCAAAAGATTCACAGAGGAAGGTCAGATTAATAATGATGACTATTCAAAATTAGAAAAAGCAGGGTTTTCTAAACAAGTAATCGACACCTATCTTGATGGATTGAAAGGAACTTCTAATGCTACCAATGAAGATATAGCAACTACTCAAATACAAGCAATTAAAGATTCTATTGGTGGTGATGAAACCTACAGTAAGATGGTTTCATGGGCTGTTGAAAATCTCCCTGCTAATGAAGTAAAGGAATTTAATTCTTTAACTGAAACAGCAAATGCAACTGCAATTAAACTTGCAGTCCAAGGTCTTTATTCTCAATACAATAACGCTATGGGTGTTGAACCAAACTTAGTAACAGGTCGTGCTTCTCAAAGTGGACCTACACCATTCAGATCTACAGCAGAAGTAATTACTGCTATGTCTGATCCACGCTATGGTAAAGACGTTACTTATACCGAAGATGTTCAAAGACGTTTAGGTGGTAGTGATGTATTTAATACTGGTCGTTAATCATCGAAAAAAATAAAAATAGTTTAAAGATTGCATAAGGGTGTTATATTCTAAATAACTACTTATCTTTAATCTAAATATCAAAAGTGCCTGATGCGTCAGATAACACTTAAGAGAAAGGACAGAAGCGAGTTAGTTTCAAAAAATTTTAATCAATCCAAAGGAGTTTAAATTATGGCTAACGCCACAGTTTCACGCCTGGGTCTGGTAAATAATAGTGGAACAGACTACGAAGCCCTGTTTCTGAAAGTGTTCTCTGGTGAGGTTCTAACAGCCTTTGCTAGAAACAACATCTTTAACGAAGCACTTCATTCAGTTCGTACTATTACTTCTGGTAAGTCAGCACAGTTTCCTGTTACAGGTACTGCAACTGCTGCATACCATACCCCAGGTACACCATTAGTTGGTGCTAACCAGATCTTGGCAAATGAAAAGATTATTTCTATTGATGATCTTTTAATATCACAAGCTTTCGTCAGCAATCTTGACGAGCTTATGAATCATTACGATGTCAGAGCTACATACGCTGATGAGCTAGGAAAAGCTCTCGCAAAAAAATACGATGAAAACGTAGCGAAGGTAATTGCTAATGCTTCAAGAGCTTCAACAACTCTTACAGGTGGCAATGGTGGATTAGTTTCTACTCTTGCTAATGGTAATACTGCTTCAGCAAACGTAACTGGTGATGAGTTAGCAGCAGCTATCTATGACATCGCACAGGCATTTGATGAAAGAGACATCCCTCCAACAGATCGTTTCTGTGTACTACCACCTGCTGAGTACTACAAGTTAGCTGAGTCTGCTACAAGAACAGTAGATGTTGACTACAACCCAGGAGGTAATGGTTCATTTGCTTCAGGTCGTGTACAACAGATTGCAGGTATTCCTGTAATGATGAGTAACAACGTACCTCAATCAAACGTAGGATCAAACCCAAGTGGAGCTAACAACACCTACTCTGGTGACGATAGTAAAACTATTGGTCTTGTCTTCCATAAGTCTGCTGTTGGTACAGTTAAACTAATGGATATGACTACTGAGATCTCTGGTTCTGACTACGGAATCATGTATCAAGGTACATTGATGGTTGCTAAGTATGCTTTAGGTCATGGAATCCTAAGACCTGAGTGTGCAGCTACAATCAAGTTATCTGCTTCTTAACTTACTTAGAAGGGTACTCAGCAATGGGTACTCTTCTCTTATCATTTGGAGAACATTATGGGAAAGACAAAAAAGAAAATGAAGAAAAGTAATAGAGATTTACTGAAAATTAAAAAGTACTAAACCATGACTGTAGCTGCAACCACTGAACTAGAAAGTATCAACATTATGTTGGCTGCCATAGGGGAAGCTCCTATCAACAGTCTTACAGGTACTCTTCCTGTTGATGCTCGTCTAGCACAATCAACTCTTACTGAAGTAAACAAAGAAGTTCAATCAGAAGGTTGGTCTTTTAATACTGAAATAGATGTAACTCTTACTAGAGATGGATCTGATCACATTGCCCTTTCAGCAGACATCTTAAGAGTTGACCCTAACACTCATCATCACACTACGATTGATGCAATACAACGTGGTTTAAAGCTATATGACAGGTTAAATAATAAGTATGATTTTGATGAAGATCTTATCTGTACTGTGGTTTATTTCAGAACCTTTGATGAGATCCCAGAACCTGCTAGAAGATATATAACAATTAAATCTGCTCGTATCTTTGTTGATAGATTAGTGAGCGATGATGGATTAAGAACTTATACACAACAAGACGAAGTAAGAGCAAGAGCTATACTGATGGAAACAGACTTGGCTAATGGAGATCACAACCTTCTTAGAGGTGATCCTAGTCTTACAAGTGTCTTCAATACTTACTCACCAGCAAACGCATTAATTAGATAGTTATGGGTGTTATCTCAAGAGCTATACCAACTTTATTAAGGGGTATATCTCAGTCTTCAGATTCAACCAAGCAAGCTGATCACGCTGATATACAAGATAATGCCGACTCTAATCCTGTCATAGGTTTAGTAAAGAGATCTGGTCTGCGATATGTAACAACACTTAGTTCTTCTACTTTAGGTAATATTCATATACAAACTATAAACAGAGATACTAATGAACAATATGTAGCGATATTTAGTAACGGCAATGTAAAGGTTTATGATTTAGCAGGGAATGAAAAGACTGTAAACAAACCTGATGGAACGACATACCTAAATACATCTGATCCCAGAGGTGTTATCAAGACTGTAACTATTGCTGACTATACCTTTGTCGTTAATACAAGCATTACAGCAGCAATGGATACTACTGCTAGTGGTGGGACAGGAACTAAAGCAATAGTCTTTATAAACCAAGCAACATCTAAAACAACCTATTCGGTTACTGTTGATGGTAATACAGTTACTGATGACACTACAGGAGATGACCCATTAAGCACAGATACAGTAGCTACTAATTTAAAGAACAGTTTAGATTCTGCATTAACTGGTTTTACTATTGCTCGTAATGGTCCTGTTTTATATATCAAGAAGAATGATGATTCTAATTTCTCTATAGATGGTAGCGATACTCAGGGTGATACCAAGATGACTATCGTTAAGGATTCAGTACAAAGATTTACTGACCTGCCAACTGTTTCACCTAATGGTTATGTAGTAGAAGTCAAGGGAGATGAAGATACTAACTTTGATAACTATTATGTGAAATTTGTTACTAATAATGGTGGTACTTTTGAAGAAGGACAATGGGAAGAAACAGTAGCACCAGGTATTACTTTTAAATTTGATTATGCAACAATGCCACACGTTCTTGTACGTCAGGCAGATGGTAACTTTAGATTTGCAAAGGTAGATGGAGACACATACACCATATCTAGTGTTGACTATGTATTACCTAAATGGGGAGAAAGAACAGTCGGTGATGCTGTATCAGCACCAGATCCTTCTTTCATTGGTAATAAAATTAATAACGTATTCTTTTTTAGAAATAGACTTGGATTCCTGGCAGGGGATAATGTCATTCTTAGTCGTGTATCTGAGTTCTTTAACTTCTTTCCAGAGACTGTTATATCAGTTTTAGATAGTGAACCTATAGACGTTGCTGCTTCACATACAAAAGTCGCTATTTTAAAACACGCAGTAACTATGGGAGAACAGTTGATATTGTTCTCAGACCAAACGCAATTTGTATTAACAAGTTCAGCAGATAACCTTACTCCTAAAACAGCTAACGTAATAGTCGCAACTGAATTTGAAAGTAGTGATGACGCACAACCTGTAGGTTCTGGATCTAGTATCTACTTCTTAACTAAGAAAGGATCTTTTGCTGGTATTAGAGAATATATAACACAAGGAGAACAGATAAAAGATGCTGCTAACATTACTATTCATGTACCAAGATTGATCCCCAGTAATATTTTTCAAATGGCAGTATCTAATAACCAAGATGTTTTGGTTTTATTAGGTACAGATAATCCTAATAAGCTATACGTCAACAGATGGTTGTATGGTAATCAAGGTCAGAAGATATTAAACAGTTGGTTTACTTTTACTATCAATAGCAATAGGTCTTTTAAAAATGTAGATTTTATAGGTACTGATTTGTTTGTAGTAATAGAAGAAGCTAATAAAGTAACACTTGAAAAAATACCTTTTGAAACAGACTTCACTGAAGCTAATGCAGACTTTCAATATCATTTAGATCATAAAGTCACAGAAGCAACTACAGGTGTTTCTGTCGCATATAACTCTAGTACTGATGTAACTACATTCACTGTTCCTTATAGGTTAAGAGCAAGTATGAATGTAATTGGTAGATACCTTGCTAATGGAGAGACAAGTACATTTGTTAATACACAAGGCAATACCAAAACACTTAAGCCTGGACAAGTAATAACGACATCTAATTCCACTGATGGATCTACATCTACAATTACAGCTAATGGAGATTATAGAAATAGTAAATTTATTATTGGAGAACCATATGAAATGCACTACAGATTTAGTTCTCAAAGACTAACTGCAGGTACGAGTGGACAAGCAGGTAGTGAATATATAAGTGGCCGTCTACAACTACATCATTTCTATATAAAGTTTGAAGACACAGGATTCTTTAAAGTAGAAGTAACACCTGAGAATAGAGATACGTCTACACATAAATTTACTGGTCGTTTATTAGGTGCAGCTTCTAGTGCTATAGGACAAATTAATTTAGAAACAGGTACGTTTAGAGTGCCAATAATGTCAAGAGCAGATAGAGTAGATATAGATGTTAAAAATGACACGTTCTTGCCTACTCAATTATCTAGTGCTGAATATGAAGCTATGTTCCATATGAGAAGTAGGAGAGTGTAATGGGTCATTTAAGAAAAGCAAGCCTACAAGATCTTAGATATGTAGCTAACAACATGAGAGAAGTTGATAAGTTAGAAGCTTACTATCAGTCAGGACAAGAACCACTACAAGCTCTACAGTTTACTTATATTTGTAGCAATGTAAATATGGCTATAGCTGACGATAACGATCAACCTATAGGTCTTTGTGGAGTAGTTTCTGGTGGTGTTATATGGATGGTTGCGACTGATAAATTATTTGAGAATAATAAATATAAAATACAACTGATAAGAAAAGGTAGGAAATGGGTAGATAATCTGTTGAAATCTTATAAAGTCTTATATAATTTTGTATATGCAGAGAATACTTCTGCTATCAAGTGGTTAAAATCTCTTGGATTTACCTTTATTCAATATCACGAACAATATGGTATGCAGAATAAACCCTTTTATGAATTTCTGAGGATCGCTTAAATGTGTATTTTTGCTGCCCCTGCTGTCGCTGCTGGAACCACTGCCGGTGCTGGTGCGGGTGCTGCTGCTTTTGGTGCTGCTGCACCTACTTTAGGCATAGCTGCACCTGCAGCATTTGTAGCTCCTACAGGCCTATTCGCTAGTGCTGGTGCAACCGCAGCAACTACTGCGGCCACCTCAACAGGTTTATTTGGTCTTGGTACAAAAGTTAGTAACCTTTTTCTTGCCTCTCTAGGGCTTCAGGCAGGGACAGGGTTAATGCAAAAAGCTGCGGCAAAAAAGACAGCTAATCAAATTTATCAATCATCATTAATAGCCAACCAATCAGCAGAAAATGCCTTTAGAAATCAAATGGATGGGTTATCTGAAAGACTAAAAGAAACAAAGAAATCAAGAGCACAGGAAAAATTTGCAGCCAATATACAATCATTACAAGCCAAAAGCAAAATTATTGCTTCAGAACGTTCAGGTCTTGCTGTTGATGTATTACTTGCTGATCAAGATAGACAAGCAGCAAACTTGAGAGAAGCTATCAACCAAACAAACGAATCAGACACACGACAGTATGGTAGAGATATTAAAGGGTATCTTGCACAGAAGAGTAACAGACGTAATCAACTAACAAGTAATATTAACCAAGCTTATAATCAGGTCCCCACACTAGGGTCGATTCTTCTTAACACTGCTGCTCAAGGTCTGTTGACCTATGCTGGTCTAACCTCAGAAATAGCGTAATCATGTCATCTAGTTTTCAAAGTACAGCTTTTAAATCTTCTGCAAATCCTGTAGATACTTTTGTAGCACCTCCTCAATATCAACCAATATCAGATATAGAAGTATTATCAAATATATTATCCGACATTAATCCTACTCTGCAGAAATTCCTTTATAAAAAAATGGAGAAGGCAGCAAAGGAAGAAAGAAGAAAAGGTGCAAGAAAAGCTTTAGATGAATCAAAACTTGGTTTTAAAAATGTTACTAAAGATATTCGTAAAACCGATGGAAATAAAGCCGCTAATCAATTAATAGGTGGAAGTATTTTTGCAAATGATGAGTATCAAAAAGTTAAAACCCAATTAATATCAGATGATTTTTCATATCAAGTTCAAGGTTTATATAACGACAAGAAATACACAATTACAACGGAAGATAATAAAGAGATACAAGTACCAATAACTCATTTCCCTGTTAACTCACCAGAGTTTCAAGACTTTTTATCAGAAACAAGTACTATAGCTGGAAATCTAACTCAGGGACTAAATGAAGATTATGTAATAGATAATTTTTATCCTAAACAAAGTGAGATTACAGAGAAAATAGTTACAGAACATATTAAAAAACACAATACTTATAAATTTAATAGATTAAAAAAACAGTCTTTTGCAATTATTACAAGTGCTTATGGAGATTATCGTGCAGGTAATAAAGATACTGGAATTAATAAAATTAATGATTTTATTGATAATAAAGTTTTATTAGGAATTACTCAAGATAATGAGAATAAATTTTTTGATGCCTTATTGAATTACACACTTAGTTTAAGAGATGAAGCATATACTGTTGATGGGCTTGAGGGATCTAAGAATGTTTTGGAAATGATGAGAGGTATTAAATATGGTCCTAATGGAGCAAGCATATTTGAAACACATCCTAAGTTCTTAAGTGAAATGCACAAACAGACTATTAAGCATATAAAAGATCAAGATGCGATTGATAAAATTGATAGTAAAAATAAACAAGAAAAAGTAGAAACAGGAATATTATTACTCGTAAATGAACTAGGGAATAAAGAAGGTGATTTGCCATATGCCACTATACAAAGGATTAGACAATTCGGAGTTAGTAATGGTGTAGACGTAGATTGGATTGATGAGAAAATTGATATTTTTGTACCAGAAAGGCAACAAGTTCTTAAAGATTTTTCTTTCGAGCTTACTGAAGGAACTTACTTGGGAAGACCCTTAGAAGCAGCTAAGGCTTGGGGAAAGATATTAAATTCTTTAGGACCATTAACAGACAACGAAGAGGCTATAAACAACATTATTAAGTCACAAATTGAATCAAGTAGAAAAGGTCAGACAGATGGTGGGCAACAAGAAGTCAAGGCAATAATTCAAAGACTAAGAAAACAAGCAAACCCTTCATACGACTCTTTGACACAAATATGGAAGGAGATTAAAGATGGAAAAGATCCTACAGAATTTATGTTGAATTTAGAAAGGAAATTAAATAGAGATTATAAAGAATATGTCTTTTTCACAGATGACAATAATGATGGTAAATTCGATAAAAGAAGTGCAAAAGATATTTTTGAATGGTTAAAAAACGCAGAGGATGATGCAGTTTCAAAAATTAAAAAATGGCAAGGTGGGTCTGATAACAATAACGATAATAACTCTATAACTTTACCTAGCAAGATATTTAAAACTTTAAGTGGAAATGATGCCTATGAACAAATAACAATAGATGGACAGACAGCGTACAAAGATAAAAAAAGTGGCGAGATCTATATTTCTGATGAGGTTGTTGTCGAGGAAGGAGGTGATAATACAGCACTTGATCCCCTAAATAAAACTAAAAGGAAAAATATAAAGAAAGAAGACTACGAGCCTGGTTTCTTCAGTGGTGATTCACCTACAACAGTTACAGTTGAAAAAGGAGATACCTTATTCGGTTTGGCTGATCAATTCAGTACAACAGTACAAGCTATTAAAGATGCAAATGGTTTAGATAGTGACCTTCTTAAGATAGGACAAGAATTAATAATGCCGATCTCTAAAAACAAAAGTGTTCTTGAAGAGATAGATATAACAAAACCTTTTACTTATAACTCACTTTATAGGCTTGCATTAGAGGTAGGATTTCCACCAAAAGACGCAAGAATTGCTGCTGCTATAGCTTTAGCAGAATCTAGTGGTAGAGCAGGTATAGATACTGTTCAATCTGGTTTAGATAGAAATAAAGAAAATGAGTTTTCATTAGGTCTATGGCAAATTGATATGCAAGATACTCCTGGTTATATGGTAGGAAAAGAACGTAGACCACAATTCGGGATAGAATCGAATGAAGAACTTTATGATCCTTTAATTAATGCTAAGGCAGCTAAGGTACTTTACGATAGAGCAGGTGGTAAGTTTACCGATTGGGCTACTTTTAAAAGCGGTAAATACAAAAAATTCTTACCAAAAAATTAACTAAAAATGACTACACCAAAACTAGCTAACTTATATGAGGGCAATGAACTCATAGATTTTTATCAAATGGGGCCTGATTCTGAGAATGATGACACGAATTTAGGTTTTGATATACCAAAACGCTTTACTGATTTTAACCAAGGCTTTAATAATGCTGAAGAATTTTTAGCTTTAAATGATTCTTTAGTGGAAAGATTTCCACAATTTCAATCATCAATTTTTGAATATATTAATAATAACAATTCAGAACCCTTAAACTCTACTGTTAATGAAACACTAGATCCAACTAATCAAAGCAGTGGATTATATACAGATGTATCTGGGAATCTTAAAACTAACTTATCTAAATTTTTTGAATTACCAGAAGAAGATAAAATAAATATTATTTCTACTTTAAAAGATCGTCAAGGTTTATTAAGTGATGATTCTTGGGTTAATGCAGATTTAAACAAGTCTGAATTATTTGTAGCTAGTCAGAACATACTAACTAAACAAAGACCAGAAGTAACCGACAACACCTTAAAGTATCTTGGTGTTTATGAATTTATTACAAAAGGATCTCCTTCAAGAAAACCTAAAACAAGAATAAAGTTAGATAACGTCTTTAAGGAATTAACAGGTTATTCTTTTGATGATGTTATTGAAAGTAGAATCCCTTTAGAAGTTGTAGAAAGTGAAGAATTTCAAACAGGCTTAAATACTTTTTATAACCAGCATAAAGACAATATAACAATACCTGAAAAAAGTAATTTATCCCCCTTTGCTAATCAACTACAAAGTTTTGGTTACGAAGTTAGTGGCGGTATAGCTCTTGGTATAGGTACTTCTCCTATGTTACAAGCAGGTTGGCCTGGTATTGCTTTGTATGCAATTACTAATGGTATAGGAAATTATTTATTAAATGAAGAAGCACAACAAATAAGAAAAGGACAACTTGTCAATATTGGTCAAGAAGGTAAGACCAGTGAAGGGGAAAAGCTTGCTTCCTTTTTTGCAGGTGCTATTCCCTTTACTACAGAAGCTAAAGGTTTACAAGGTATCAGAAACGCTGCATTACAAGGTGGTTTTACAACGTCAGCAGAAACAACAATAAGAACTTTAATAGAGGAGAATAGACCCCCTAATGCAGAAGAGATTATTACATCCTTATCTATTGGTACGCTCTTTGGAGGAGGATTCAAAGGTTCTTTAGATCTCTTTTCCGATTTTCTTACAAAATATGTAGGTAGGTCAGCAGCAGAAATAGATGCAGACTTGTCAAAAACTGACAGGAAGAATGTTAATAAGATGCTTAAGGATTTAAAAAAGATTAAAGATGTAGAAGAAAAAAAATTAAATAAAAAGGTAACGAAAATTGATGATGCCTTTGATCAAGACAATTTTAATATTCAAGACACTAGAGGAAAAAATGTTTTTTATCATGGTGCTAGTCAAGAATTTACTCTTAACGAAAGTGATACTTTCGGAAGGGCTGTAGAAAATTTATATGGTGATGGATTATATGTAACAGATGATTTGGTAACGTCTGTTAAATATAAAAAGAAAAACAAAATAAAAGGTCAGGAAACTGAAGGGATTGTCTATGAAATTACAGAGAAACAACCTGTAACGTTTTTTGATTTAGATGCACCTGCTACACCAGAACGTTTAGATCAACTACGAGAACTTTTCAGTTTTGGTGAGTATGAAACTATTGATATTGTCGATAGAGCTTTAGATAACTTAGGTCCTAACCCAAGTATTGGAAAAATTTATAATGAAATAAAATTAGTTTCTAATGCTAATGAATTAAGTGCCAATACTACGGCAGATATATTCGCTACCTTTACTGAATCGTTACAACAAGAAGGTTTTGGAGGATTTATTCATCAAGGAGGAGGATTAGCAGGTAAAGGGAAAAGACTACATACAGTAAAAATATATTTCGACCCTTCAAATCAGGTCGATATTAAAAAAGTAGACCTAAATCAATTTCGTACAAAAACAAAAGACAAGCCACAAATAAATCCAAATCAGGTAGGTGATGCTGCTTTTACTGAGGCAAGAGTAAAGAATTTAATTAATAAAGGGGAAATAAATACTTCTATCAAAAGCAGAACTGAGACTTTAGACGCTGCAATAAAACTTAGGAATGAACCAAATTTTAAAGAGATTGTAAATAAAGTAGCGAGAGATAGAAAACTAAATCCTTCAGATGAATTTCAACTGGCTATAGCCTTAGAAATTACTGGCATAAACAATAATATTTTAGGTGTTAATCAAAAACTTATAAATGCACTGAATGTTAAAAACGATCCGAAAGAAGTAACTGTTTTAGTTGGAAACCTGATTGATGAGATAGCAAAACTAGATGAATTTTTAGCAGATGCTATCCCTATAAGGTCAGATCAAGGATCAGGTCTTGCCATTATGCAAATGCCAACAGAAGGTCTTGCAGATATGACTCCTGACAAATGGAATAGTTTAACTGAAATACAAAAAAAAGATTGGTTGAAATTAAAAAGTGGAGGTATTTCAATATCAACAAATATAGCAAGTAAAGATTTAGTAGAAATTTCTGATGCAATTAATAATGCTTTAAAAATATACAACGAGACAGGAGATCCTAAGACTCTTAACAAGCTTGTCAATACTATCAAAAGAGTAGATGGTAACTATACTAAAATGAATAAGATAATTAAATATGGAGTATTAGCAAACATTGCAAATGGAGATATACTCGACAGACCATTCAGAGTTATAAACGAAGTTTGGCTAAGTGCTATTTTATATGGTCCTGACACACATCTTGTCAATATGATTTCATCTGGAATAGAAGGTATTGTTGCTAATGCAGAATTGTATTTAGATCCTAAAAACTTAACTAATCCAACAGAAGTCACAGTGGCAATCAACCATTCGTGGAATCTTCTTACAGGATTTGATTTTGCTTTAAAAGGTGCTATGGAATCTTTTAAATTAGAAAGTAACTATTTTACAGGTGCATCAAAGCTTGATGATTTTAAAGATAGAATTGCCTTCGCTATGGATGGTGATAATGTTTTAGCAAATCTTGTCAACGGATTTGGAAAGCATGTCATAAGGACTCCTTACAAAGCTCTAACAAGTGAAGATGCTTTCTTCCAAGGTTTAAGTATTAACGCCTCCGCCTATAGTGGGGCAACTCTACAGGGAATACGTAAAGGTCTTAGAGGACAAGAATTAAGAGATTATATTAATAGGCAAGCAGAAACTATTATTGAGACTTTTGCTACTAAAACTACTAAAAGAATAAACTCATTAGAACCAGGATTAAAGAAAGAGGCAATAGAACTGTATGAAACAGTAAAAGATTTTGCAAAGAGAAGTACTTTCTCTGAAGATCTTACAGGTGGTGGACAATTAAATAACGTAACAAAATGGTTGGCAGACGGGTCGGCAAAACTTCCTCCTGTAAGAAGGTATATTCCTTTTGTAAGAATTTTAAAGAACCTTTTGAGTAGACAGGTACAAAGAACTCCATTCTTAGGACAATCACCAGTTATATCAGGTTTTTATAACGATTATGTAAATGGTTCTCCTCTACTTCAAAAACAATTAAGAGGAAGAGTTACATTGTCCTTGCTTACAGGTTTTTTTGTTTGGAATCAAATGGAAAGATTTGGAGATCCCAATAGTGATGTCCATTTAACAGGTGGTGGCCCTATTAATAAAGAGGCTTGGAGAGAGAAATGGGATACAGGTTGGAGACCTTACAGTATTGGTTTTATACAGAAAGATGAGAATGGAGAAACAATCATAGGAAAAGATGGAAATCCTAAAGTCAAATATTATTCATTTACAAGATTAGATCCTATCTCTGGTCTTTTAATGGGTTATACAGATACCTATGAAGCTGCTACATTACTTGGAGATGGAGAAGTAGATCAAGCCTTACTACATTATGTTGTATCAGGGGCAAGAAATATAACTGATCGTTTGTTTCTACAAGGTATAAATGATTTTGCAAAACTAATTTACGAACCTAAACGTGCTCAAAATTACCTTGCTCGTCAAGTTGCAGCAAACGTACCTGCCAGTGGTTTCACCTCAAAAGCAAAAAATTTACCAGGTGATCTATTTGATATGGGTCTTTTAGATTGGACAGGCATATCAGCAGATCAAGCCTTACAATGGAAACTTGAACTTGATAAAAATGTATATAAAGGAGATGAAGGATTAGCAATCGCAAACAAAATGTTGAATCAATCAACAAGAACTATTTTGGGTTGGAACAACAACTTACCTCCAATGAGAGAACATATTACCAATAAACCTATATTTAAAAGACAAAGACCTGGCCTCGATCTACTTACTTGGTTTGAAGTTAGTGAAAGTAAAAATCATCCTATACTTTCAGTCTTTGCAAAAATAGGTAAGGGGGTTTCAGAACCAACAGATACAATAAGTACTTTTGGAGGATCTATAGCAGGTCAGTCTGGGAAGCCAATAAAACCCATAGAATTAAATACACAAAATATAAGTGATTTAAAATATATAACAAATACGATTGATATTAATCGCAAATTGCCAGGAGAGAAAGGATATAGTGGTAAAACACTTGAAAAAACAATGCTGGAATATATGAAGTCACCTTGGTTCAAAACTCATTATGAGATTATTAAAGACGTAAAGCAACCTTGGAGAACACACCCAGACATTGTAGATGCCATCTTAGACGGAGATGGTCGTACTCCAGGGTTTAGAGAGATAAACAACGATTTTAAGGTTTTAGCTAAAGATAAATTTTTGATACTAAATAAAGACCTTCTATTCAAACATGGCAAAGCCAAAGAACAGAGTACAATAGAGTATAGAAATCTGCTTAGAAAAGCAATCGAATCTGTCGAGTATTAATTATGGCTACTAACACTGCTGCATCTTTTACAAACCATACTGGTAATGGTACTGCTGGTCCCTTTAGCATTTCCTTTTCCTATCTATCAGAAGCAGAAGTAGATGTTACTGTCGGTGGTGTCTTAAAAACCATTACTACCCACTACACATTTACCAGTGCAACACAAATTACATTTACCAGTGGTAATGAACCTGGTAATGGTGTTGCTATTAAATTCCAAAGAGATACAAATATCTCTGCTAAGAAAGTAGATTTCCAAGATGGTTCTGTTCTTACAGAAACAGACTTAGATACAAATGCAGATCAGGTTTTATTTGCTCAACAAGAGATTATAGATAAGTTAGGAACTATTGAGGAAAATGCTACAGCAGACCAAACAAATGCAGAAATTAGAGCAGCAGTAGAAGCAGCAACCGATAGTAATGTCTTTACAGACGCAGATCATTCTAAACTAAATGCTATTGAAGCATCAGCTACAGCAGATCAGACCGCAGCAGAAATAAGAACTTTAGTCGAAAGTGCTAGTGATAGCAACGTGTTTACTGATGCAGACCATTCTAAACTAAATGCAATAGAAGCTAATGCAACTGCTGACCAAACTGCTGCTGAAATAAGAACTCTTGTAGAGTCTGCTTCAGATTCAAATGTATTCACAGACGCAGATCATACGAAGTTAAATGCAATAGAAGCTAATGCAACTGCAGATCAAACAGTATCAGAAATTAAAAGTCTTATAGCTGGTAGTCCTCTTGATGCTAGTCACCTTGCAGCAAACTCAGTTGATAGTAGTGAATTGGTAGATGGAAGTATAGATACTTCTCACCTATCTGCTGACTGTGTGGATGGTACAAAGATAGCCGACAATGCTATTGGATCAGAACACCTACAAGCAAACTCTGTAGGAACTTCTGAAATAGCAGATGCGGAGTTAACAACTCTTGCAGGTATGCAATCTGGTACAGCTTCTAAGTTAGCTGATAGTACAGCTTTAACTGCTGATCTTGCTGATCTTAACCAGTTAGATGGCATGGCAAAACAGACCACTTTAACTGATGATGATACAAAGTTCCCTACTTCTGGTGCTGTTGTTGATTATGTAGCAGCACAGATAGCACCTATTGGTGGATTAGAAGTTATAGCTACAGATGCAGCTTTTCCTAATACACAACCAGCAGCAGGTGTTGTAATAAGTATTGCTGATGCAGGTGGACTTGTTGTAAATGGATCAGGTACAAGTACAACAGGAAGAACTGTTGGTGGATCTACAGTTACTATTAATAATTTTGCTAGTAACTTTAATAGCTCTACTGTTGATGCTGGAGTAGCAATGATGGTTAGTTCAACTGGCTCTGGTCAGATATATAACTACCATAAAGCAACTTTGAAAGAAGCTGATCTCTTAAGTCTTAGTAATGATATTAATGATTTTGCTGCTAGATATCGGGTAACGACAGGAGAGCCGACTTCTAATAATGATGAAGGAGATTTAATCTACGATAAAAATGCTGACAAGATGAAAGTCTATGACAGCACTACATCAGCTTTTAAAGAAGTTACATCTACTGGTGATTTTAAATTCTTATTCTTATGCCCTGCTGGAGGTTCAGGTGCTCCAACAATTAATGGAAGTATCGCAACTTATGATCTTAGAGAAGGTAGTAATTCTGGATCAGCAGCTAGTGTAACTAATGCAGCTCAATTAATTGTAAGTGTTAATGGTGTTATACAAAAAGCAAATACAGGTACATCTGCACCAGCTGAAGGCTTTGCATTGGTTGATGCTAATACTATTATCTTTGGTACAAATTTACCAACAGGGGCAAGTGTATTTATAACTCAATCTGGTTCTGCTGTAAGTATTCCAACACCAGGAGATGATACAGTATCTACAGCAAAGATACAAAACCAAGCAGTAACGACTGCTAAGATTGCTGATGGTAATGTTACTACAGTTAAGATTGCAGATGACGCTGTAACTGCTGACAAACTTGCTAATACATCTGTAACGGCTGGTACTTATGGTTCAACTACTTTAGCTCCAGCTATTACTGTAGATGCACAAGGAAGGATTACAGCAGTCACAACAAACTCCATATCAAGTACTGTAGCTGGTGGTGCTATATACGAAAATAGTGCTACTATTAGTGCATCACATACGATTGCAGCAGGTACTAATGGTATGAGTGCAGGCCCAGTAACTATTAATGATGGAGTTACTTTAACTATCAGTTCTACTAGCGTTTACACAGTCGTTTAATTATGCCTATTGCAATCAACGGATCAGGAACAGTTACAGGAGTTTCCGTAGGAGGTTTACCTGACGGAATAGTAGATACAGATATGCTTGCTGCTGATGCAGTTACAGCACCAAAGATAGGGTCTAAAACTTTTACAAGTTATGCAATTATTGGGGACGTAAAAGCAAATGATGTTGATGGAGGTACATTTACCGAAGGAGCTTGGTACACAAGAGATTTAAATACAGAACTTGCTGACCCTGATGGTATTGTTTCTATTAGTAGCAATAAGTTTACGTTACAAGCTGGTACTTATTTTATTGAAGCATCTGCACCAGCATATAAAGTAAATCGGCATATGGCAAAACTTTATCAGACATCAGGAACTCAAGCTGATATAGCTTTTGGTACTAGTATGTATGCTAATAATACAAATCTTGTTAATACTGTAAGTGTTGTAAGAGCTAGAGTTACAATTAGTACAGCAACAGATTATGAAATAAGACATCAAGGTGATTCTACTAATGCCACATATGGATATGGACTTGGATCAAATTTTGGTACTACAGAATTATATACAGTCGTACAAATTTATAAGGAGGCATAATCATGGCAATAAACTCAACTACAGATATTGCTTTAGCTTTATTACAACTTAATAAACATACTAATCGTTATAAATTAAATCAAAGTTGTACACCTCATAAAATAATTGAATGGGATTCTGCTAATAAAGATAAGCAACCAACTGATGATGAATTAAATGCAGCTTATATAGCTTGGAAAAATGCGAATGAGTATAAAGAGAAAAGAGCAGAAGAATATCCTTCTGTGGTCGACCAGTTGGATTTGATTTATCATTCAGGTGTTAATGCTTGGAAGGCTAAAATCAAAGAAACAAAAGACAAGTATCCTAAACCATGAGTTCAATTAAGTTAAAACATTCGGGAGGAAACAGCGTAAGTATCGCTGCACCATCCAGTAACCCTGCTTCTAATAGAACTATTACAGTACCATCAACTGCTGATGGAACAATGTTAACAACAACAAACCCAAAGGCAGGGAATATCCTTCAAGTTGTTTCAACAACAAAAACTGATACGTTTACCACTACAGCTTATCAAACTTTTACAGATATTACTGGTTTATCTGCTTCAATTACCACTACAGGATCTAATAAAGTCCTTTTACAGGGTGTTCTTTCTATATCTGGTTCTGCTGATACTTATGCGGTTGCACGTTTAGTTAGAACTACTGGCGGGTCAGATACAGCAATATTTATTGGAGATGCAAGTAGTAACAGATCAAGAGCAACATTTGGTTTTTATTTTGATACAGAAAGAGGAGTTAATCAACTAAGGGTAAATGGTTTTACTTTTTTAGACACCCCCAGTGCAGGTACTCATACTTATAAAATTCAAGTTTATAGAGGTGAGGGCGGTAGTGAACTAGTTGTAAATCGTACGTCTGATGGTACAGATAGCGTAAGGAGTGGAATGGTCGTTAGTTCTATTACCGCTTCGGAGGTAGCAGCTTAATGGCTATCTTCTATAATTAAAAGTAAAACACTATGGCCTTAGATCACGAAGCTATTTACAAAGCATACGCAGGTACAGTTGTTACTATTGATGATTCTGCTGGAGCGTTCGATAA